GAGTTATCAGTAATGGCAGAGGCGCTACAGATACGATGGAAAGTGGATGGCAAGCAAGTTGCAGAAATTGACCGCATCTTTGAGGTCACTCGTCTAGCGGCGGGTCGAACTGACGACTTATATCGCCGGATACTGCCAGGAATTCGGAATGAGATACACGACCATTTTGCTAGGCAATCCGGGCTTGCAGGACGGTGGCCAAGATTATCTCCCGCGTATGCGGCGTGGAAGGCAGCTAATTTCCCCGGAGAACCTCTATTGCAACTTCGCCATACATTATTCTTGGCCGCCACTCAGACGGGTGCCATGGGCAATATCACTAACATTACTAAGCAATATCTCGAATTTGGGGTGGATCTTAATAAAGTTCCTTATGCCCGGGTTCACGATTTTGGAGGCCGAGCTGGAAGAGGCTCGCGCATGCCTAAAAGGGAGTATATGTTCCTGAGCACAAAGGGGCAGGATGAGGCTGCTCAATCGGCTGCCCGGTTCTTGTGGGATGAGGGACTTGCGGGTAGGCCGGGAGCGGGAGTCGCAGGCGGAACTGCTCCTTGGGGTGGTCTGGTGGGGCTTCGCTCATTTGGAGGTCTGACATGAGTGATGCTGATCAATTTATGCATGATGCCACTCAGAATATGGTCAATCTCCTGAAGGCTAATAAAGCAAATTGGGGCGCAAAGGATGTCTTTCCGCTCCAGACTACATTCAAACGTCTATATCCGTCTATCGAGGTGGATTCCACAGATTTTACTTTTGAACGAATAGAGAGTGGTGGTGGCACTCAATGCGATGTTACTGTTGATGTGTTTTTTTGGTTCCAACAACTCAATGAGAAATTCGCCAAGGAAGAACTTGAAAAACGTGCCTCTGAAATCGCCATCTTTATTGCCGAACACCCCACTTTGGGCGGCTATTCTACAGACGTAATGGTAGAAAGAGGATTTATAACTGCCCTGCCCGAACAAAAAGCCGTCGAGCCTATCTGGGCAGTGGTCGCTGTAATAAGATGCACAGTAAGAAAAGAAATCAATCTAGATTATAAAGAATAAGGAGGTGAAAAAACATGAGTAACCCAGCAGGAAAAGGATTCAAAAAGATAATTGCCTTGGGAGATCAGAGTGCTTTCGATGTGGAAGCCCCGAATTATAACAAGTTTCTGATCTTCTCAGACGAGTCGCTGGTGCAGACAAAGACCGAGATTAAGCCCGATGAAGTTGCTGGCGAGGCGGGAAGAGATCTCAATATTGCTGGCAGGATCGTTGTTGGAGGTGATATCGCCGTCAATCTTCGCCCCGAAAGTGGTGCCTGGCTTTTGATGAAGCATGCTTTTGGTGCAGTCGCAACCTCACAACCAGATCCATCTGGTGCGCCATCTGTCTATCAGCACATCTTCACTTTGCAGGACGATGTTCCCCAGGATGGCTTTTCGGCTAAGATCGACCGGGATATCGATGTGTTCGCCTACGTCGGACTCAAAGTCCAATCGGTGGCATTGAGCTATGTGATGGATGGTCCACTGACTGCAACATTCACGTTGATTGGCAGAAATGAGCTTATGGGACGTAGCAGGCCAGTTGCGGTCTATACTATCACCACGCCATTCAAGGACTATCAGGGTGTATTTATGGTGAATAGTGTGGTGCAGAGAATCAGTTCCTTCGATTTGACTATTGCCAATAACCTGAGAGAGGATGATTTCAGGTCTGGAAGTCAGTATCGTGCCCAGATTGAACGGGCTAGTTTACGTGATGTGACCGGAACCTTCTCCCGGAGATATATTGATAATGACTTGTATAATCTGTTTAGGAGTTGGACGGGTGCGGTTCTCCGATTTACTTTCACAGGAGCTCACATCGAGGGAGGACTTAATTACAGTCTCGTTATCGATATTCCTGTAGCACAATTTTCAGGCTCGACCCCGGGTACTGGTGGTCCTGATATGGCTCCGCAAGACGTGCCATTCAGTGCCATGAGGGATGTTGAAAATGCCTTGGAAGAAGTAAGAATGACTTTGACGAATGCCGAATCAAGTTACTAGGAGGACCTAAGTGTCTAAGAAAGAAGAAAGATCGACATTGCAACAGACGACGGGTCAAGGGAAAGAGACCGAAGGAATTAAGTATCCAATCCCTTCAGTCAACATCGTGGCGATTCTCGAGCAAGAGTACGGACCGCTTGAGTTTCTCCTTGACCCGAAGGATGCTGTGAAAATAGTAGAGAAACGGGCTCTCACTGAAGACGAAAAATCGAGAGTCACCGGGGTCAACCAAGTTCGGATGATGATATGGCTGCTCGAAATGCAGAAGGCCGATAAGGAAGTAGAGATTGAAATGATGACCTCCAGAGAGCGTCGGGAAGCGATAGTAAAGTTCTTTAAGGAAAAGCACATCAACATCACTAATGTCAGACAGTATGCTCAAGCCGCCAATGCGGTTTTTGGGAGAGCTCCGAGGTTGAGCAGGAAATAATTGAGGCGATTCAGTTCACCAAGGAGGAGAGGGAAGGAAAAATCGACTGGTTCGATATTTTCTATCGGCTCTCGGAGCGCTTTGGATGGGATCCCAATGTAATCAAATATCTAAATATCGAGCAGATTGCCGGGTTTCTCAAAGCGATGAACAAGTTTGACCAGATGCGCTTAAGAGCAATGAAGAGAGGTAAATAGTGGCCGAGAAGAAGCTTACAGTCAGGGTAGATGCCGAGACCGCTGGTCTTAGCCGGGGTATGAAACAGGCTTCGGCACAGGTCAATACCTTCGGTTCGAGCATCCAGAAAGGCATCACTAGGCATGCTGCTGGGATTAGAAAAACAGGGATGGCCTTAGCAGGTCTTGGAATGGCGATGACAGGAATGGCTATGGTGTCCATAAAAGCTGCTGTGGATTTTGAAAAGGAACTTGCTAATGTCTCAACAATGCTTGATGATGTCTCAATGAAATTTATGCCCGCCTATGCCGAGGGTTTACGCAATATGGCAAAAGAATTTGGACAATCCACCAAGACCCTCTCAAAAGGGCTCTACGATATTTTATCTGCTAGTATTCCACCCGCTAAGGCACTCGATGTCTTGGCAGTCTCTGCAAAAGCCGCTGTAGCTGGTCTTACCGAGACTGGTATAACTGCTGATGCAATTACAACTATTCTAAATTCCTATGGTTTTGCAGCAGAGGATGCAGGAGAGGTCTCCGATAAATTATGGGCAATAATCAAAAAAGGCAAGACAACGATGATTGAACTCGCGCCCTCAATTGGAAAAGTAGCTTCTATCGCTTCGACCGCCGGACTCAACTTCAATGAATTGGGTGCTACTCTTGCCACTCTTACTAGAGGGGGTATTAAGACAGATGAAGCCATGACTGGTGTTCGGGCCGTCATGCTCGCCTTCCTGAAACCCACAGATGATGCTGCCAAAGCTGCGAAAGAATTTGGACTTGAACTTAACTCAAACACTCTTCGAACGAAGGGACTTAGGGGAGTAATAGAACTATTAAACAATGCTAGTGCGGAACAATTAGCAAGAATATTGCCAAATGTCAGGGGTCTTGCAGCTATGGCTACCGCCCTTGGGGATGCAGCAGGATGGGCAGAGAGCTATGAGGCGATGATCAATTCTGCTGGTTTGACAGAAGAAATGTTTCAAAAACAAACTGGTGCTCTCGCATTCACCTTTGATCAACTTAAACAGGAAGTCACAGATGCATTTCGTGTGATAGGCACAGAGTTGCTTCCCATAATCAAGACAGAGCTGGTGCCGATTATAAGAGATGTCATCGAACATATGAAAGTCTGGATCGGGCGATTTAAAGAATTATCTCCAGGCGTGAAGAAGTTTTTGCTAGTGCTCGGCCCACTCCTAATCGCACTAGGTGGCTTTTTAATGATCTTGCCAGCTTTAGCCACAGCCATTGGCGTGCTGAGTGGCCCTATCGGCTGGATTGTGCTGGCCATAACCGGCCTCACAGCCGCTTTCGTGTACTTTTATACCACAAATGAGAAGTTTCGAAATGTCATTAACGCTATCGGCAAAGAGATCAAGGGGGCATTCCAGGATTGGTACACTCTGGGCGTGAATATAAAAAATTGGGTAATCTGGTTTGCCAAGAATTTCGTTAAATATTGGGTGGCTGTTTGGGAGGGAAGTGTTGCAGCTGTCAAGAACGGCGTTGAGAATATAAAAATAATTTTCGATTGGCTCAGTGAATTTATCAGGGGCTGGGGAATTTGGTTTGGGAAGAATTTCTTAAATGTATGGAAGAACTTATTTAGTGCGATACAAACTGGATTAGCGACTTTTGGGAAAAATATGGTTGCACAATTTACTTGGATCTGGGAGAAGATTAAACATCCTCTCAAAAAAATTCCGCGGCCTGATTGGACACCACTATTTGAGGACTTTGAAGCAAAATGGGAGGAGCTACCAAAATTCACCGAATTGAAAATGAAAGCGATGGCTGAAGGAGTTCGAGTTCAATGGGAACCAATGCCAGGATGGGTCACGCCGCCATTCGATGCAATCAAGAAAGGCTCAGGAGAAGGTGGGGCTGCTCTCGATAAATTGAATAAGAAGCTCGGTGACACAAATAAAGAAACTAAGGAACTGAGTAAAAATCTTAGAGATGCTAGTAAATGGCTCTTGGCAGTTGGACTTTCGGGGAAGAAGATTCCCCTGACTACGATTACCGACTGGGCTGAAAAGTATCAGAAGCGACTAAATGACGAGCTGGAGAAGACCAATCACTGGCTAGTTGCCATTAAGTCCTCAGCCAAACCACTCCCGGGCACCGGCATAACCGACTGGTACAAGGTATATCAAAAGCGACTGAATGACGAATTAGAGAAAACAAATCACTGGCTAATTGCCATTAAGTCCTCGGCCAAGGCACTTCCCGGAACTGGTATAACCGACTGGTATGCAAAATACCAAGAGTATCTGAATGATAAACTAGAGAAGACTAATCATTGGCTGGTCGCCATTGCTTCTGGAACTAAAAAACTTCCGGGAACCGGCATAACTGATTGGTATGAGAAATATCAGCAGGCATTAAATGATGAGTTAGAAAAAACAGATCATTGGTTAGTTGCCATTTCTTCCTCAGCTAAGAAACTCCCGGGTACTAGCATAACTGACTGGTATGAGAAGTATCAAAAACTACTAAACGATGAGCTAGAGAAGACCAATCATTGGCTGGTCGCTATCAATTCCTCAGCCAAGAAACTGCCAGGTACTAACATAACTGATTGGTATAGCAAATATCAAAAATTCTTAAATGATGAATTGGAGAAAACCAATAAATGGCTAATTGTCATTAATTCCTCAGCCAAGAAATTGCCCGGAACTGGTATAACAGATTGGTATAGCAAATATCAAGCGCTATTGAATGATGAGCTAGAAAAGACAAATAAATGGTTAGTCGTTATTAAGTCTTCAGCCAAAAAATTGCCGGGAAGCACTATAACCGACTGGGCAGAAAAAGACCAAAAACTGATAAATGATGAGCTAGAAAAAACTAAGAGACTACTTGATGTGGTTGGCAAATCTACCGCTAAATTGCCTGGTGCCACAATAACCGATTGGGCACAGAAATATCAAGCTCAATTGAACCATGAGCTGGAAATGTCACGAAAATATCTCGAGGGCATTGGGCTTGCAGCGGGTAGGCTTCCAGTAAAAACAATCAGCGATTGGGCGAAATACCAAGCACTTGCGAATGCCGAGCTGTCTAAGACCCAAGAAATACTCATAGCACTTGGACTTGCGACCGCTGATTTTAGCAAAGAACAGCTTGCAATGACTAACTTCTTTAACTGGCTCAGTCAAAAAATAAGAACTGAGAAGCAGGAGTGGGCAAAGAGCTGGCTGGAATATTTTAGTGAAGTGCATGATATGCATTTTCGTTCTGCAGAGGATTTCGAAAAGTGGTGGAATGAGCGCTCTCAATCTGAGAAGGGACATTTGGATGAATCGAAAGCTGATTGGGAGGGTCACGTTGCTGACCTCGAGAGAATCTGGGAAGGCTTTACCAGCTCCGTGAACAGGTCCATGAGCGATATGTTTTATGATATGATGATGGGAACGGCGGATTTCGAAGATGCTTGGCAAGCCTTCTGTAATAGTATAAAGCAAGCATTCGTGAGGGCAGTCGCCGATATGTTGGTTGAGAAATTGGGGCTCGACAAGATCTTCAGTGGCAATATTCTTGAATGGGGGAATCTCTTCACAGGTTTGGGCACTCTAATTGCAAGTGTTTTTAAAGGAGTAGGAAGTGCTGTTTGGGGTGTGCTGACTGGCATAGGTGACGCTGCGTGGGCAGCAGGTTCAGCAATCTCGGGTGCTTTTACTGGAGCCGGAGCTTCCGTTGCCGCGTTTGCAGGTCAGCTTGCACTTATGTGGGGCGTCTGGGAGTTGGGTACCGCCATTATAGATTCAGTCAATAAAGAGTGGACGGAATTTTATGGAACTGTGGAGGAAGCAAGAGTAGTCTTAGAGCATCTTGGCGAGCTTACTGGAGGCATTGCTGTCGGGGCGAAAGAATTCTTGCAGGATCTCATTTACTATGGTGAGAAATATGGAGAAACGATGGAGGGAGCAGCCCACATGATATGGGATAGGTGGGGTAAAGTTATTAAGTGGTTAGGAATCTCTGAAAAAGAGTTTTACAAAAAACTTGAGAAAGCCGCCAAAGCAGCGGGTATCACTTGGGGTAAAGTTAGTAAAGATATGGTAAAGACAACGGAAGAGGCCACAGAAGATATGGTAAAGACAACGGAAGAGGCCACAGAAGATATGGCAAACTCTTATAATGATCTTACTGAGGAGATGACAAAAGAGATGAGTCGAATGAAGAAGGAGGGCAGGACAAGTGCTGAGGACATCAGAAACTTCATGGCAACAGCAGCGGATGGAATGGTTCAAATCTTTGGACAATCGACACAATCAGCGATTGATAGTCTGAAAAGGATACCAACGAGAATTGATTTCGATGTTATTGGGAGCCTTGATATGCCCTCTATTCCTACAGTGGGCGATCAGAGTTTTAACCTCTTTGGGAATGTTCATATGCCTGCTGTTCCCCAAGTACCTGATCAGTGGTTCAACATCTTTGGAAACTTTCAAATGCCTGAGATGCCAAGTTTTCAGCATGGCGGACTAATCGAACCCGGCGAGCTTGTTTTGAGCAGGCCGATCACGAGCTGGCTGAGAAAAGCACTCTCCTCGCCAGGACCAATGAGCCATACTCCATCGACTGCTAATCCCTCCTCAAATCCAGGACAGAACATCATAGTGAATGTTCCCCGAGGCGCGTTTATCGTCTATGGGGATATCAGGACGAAGGCCGATGTAGAAGAGCTAATATCGGGAGCTGGAAGAGGTGTTGCTGAAGATATTGCTAGGAGGCTGGCAGAGCCATGAGCATATATAAAACCAGAATAGTTCTAAACAAGGGACTCTCAACACAATATATATTTGATAGGGGCTTTGGCATAGATCCGGCTCCTTGGGGCAAGCGACTCAATGAGCTTAATAGAGCATACAAGCATGGCAGTGCGATCACGGGGGATGAGATGGTTGAAGCACGACCACTCAGAATCTGGGGCACGCTGGTCAGATCAAACCCGAAAGCCTACCAGGATGAACTGGATCTGATGGAAGCGGCATGCTATCGAAACGATCTGACACTGCACGCGTATGAGTGGTGGCCGGACAGGTTTCTGCGTGTCGACCTGAAAAACTTCAGCAGAGAGAATTATCCAACGCTTCAAGCTGGACCTATTGATATCTTATTCCGGGTAACCGACCCATTTTGGTACTCGGACACAAAAAGCGCCCTTACCAAGAACAACATATCGGCCGGTGCCATCCTCATAAACAATACCGGAAAGATCGAAGTTTCACCCACCATCCATGTCAGAGTTGTATCAGGCGAGGTGACATCGGTCAGGATGACAAACAATTCTGACAACGGGAGAGAACTCATCTATGGAAACCCCGCTCCGGGAGTAGCCCCTGTACGCACTATGACAGCTGGCAGGGGATTTCGGGTACGGTGTGCGACTGGTGAGCTTCACCGATGGTCGGGAGCAGCATATTTCGAAGACCTCGCTGGCCTCTACACAGGAAGCACTTTCTACAGGCTCCAGCCCGGCCAGAATCAAATCATTCTCACGCTTGTAGGCACCGCGCCTTATTTTGTCAATACCACGCATTATTGGAGAGCCAAGTGGCTAGGTTAAGGTAAAAAATGGCTGTTTATAATATATATAGTCTGGCTCAACTTCAGGCTATGCGCCCCGGTCATCTAGCCGATGACTGCATTCTTCATAATGATATCAATGCCTCGGGGTTCGGCTTTGACCCTGTGGGCGATAATGCTAACAGGTTCACTGGCACCTTTGACGGGCTTGGGCATACGATAACCGGGTTGACAGTCAATCAACCTGCAGAAGACTACGTTGGCCTCTTCGGCTATACAGAGGGCGCTGACTACATCAGGAATGTGACTCTGGTAAATGCAAATGTCACGGGACGCGATTATGTGGGTGCCCTCATAGGATTTTGTCAGTATGTTACTGACGTAACTCAGTGCCATTCATCGGGGAGTGTAAATGGTCGAGATAGAGTCGGCGGTCTTATTGGCTGGGCGATGGGAGGTCTTGGTTTCGAAGTTACTATAAGAGAATGCTCTTCATGGGTGGATGTGACAGCAACAGGAGATTACGTTGGCGGCTTGGTCGGCTATCTTTTTAATGGGTCAGAGGTATGGGAATCGAAATCTTACGGTGATGTGATTGGAGATGATAAGGTTGGGGGCCTAGTCGGCATTGCTATAAATGCCTCTGACATAAATAATTGCTACTCGCATTCGTCCGTAAATGGAAATGACATGGTGGGCGGTCTCGTTGGCCTGCTTGGGTCGGGAGCGGACACTAGCCAGATACGCCGCTCTTACTCGAATGGCGCCGTCACAGGAAATACTAATGTTGGAGGCCTTCTTGGATCGATAAGCCCCTTCACGACAACTTTCCGGTGCCACTGGGACAGAGAGACCTCAGGCCAAGTCGCTTCTGCGGGGACTGAGGTGGGCCACACAACAGCAGAGATGCAGTTGCAGTCCACTTTCGATAATCCCCCGGCTATGGATTGGGATTTTGTCAACATTTGGGAGATTTGTGCACCGCATCCGCTACTCGTATACACCGGCCCACTCCTGCAATGGCAAGATTTGCCATGCAGTCGTTATCCTGGCCCGCCAACCGGCGGACAGGTCAATGGCAAGTCAAGCTCGACCGGACCCACCGGAGAGTGTGTTCCTGCAGAAATCGATGCCAAATATCCAACATTCTCAGCAATTTACAATGACCCTGATGTCGGGGACATTGCGATCTACTATCGGATTCAAGTCAATACGGCATCAGATTTCTTGGGCACCATGCTCTGGAATCCGGGGAAAACATTGATGAATCCGGTAAATGAAGGTGAGCGATGTGAGGAAATTGCTTATGCGGGCCTTCCTTTAAGTGCTGACACGACATACTACTGGCGCATCAAGTTCTGGGATGACGAGGACAATGAGAGTGCATGGTCTGCGGTCTGGTGTTTTATCTCCTCACTCACCGAGCCCCACGAGCCGACAGATCATCCCTCATTCTATCCGAAATACAGGCTGGAGATCGGCAAATACATCATCCAGTGCGAGGCTGACAAGCAGAACCTGCTCGACTGCAATTTCACCTTGAGGCGGGACGGCGGATGTGCCGAGTTCGACTTCAAAATAGGCGCGCCGGACTTCACTATTGCGCTCGGTGATGAGGTTGTTATCTATTTGTTCGGTGATCCAAATCCCTGGTTCCGTGGGCGCATTCTGGAAATAGACGAAGAAGGCAGTTCAAGTCGCATACGACATTATTCCGGTTATGGCCACGTTGAGTTCCTTAATGGGTGCGACCTGGTTGACATAACGTATGGAACTGGCTATGCAATCAATGATCTCAGGCTTGCGGTGATTGATGTCCTCGACAAATTCATCCGTCCCCACGTACCCGCCACACTATATTCTGGTGATGGTGGGATCCAAGACCCATCGTACACGATAACAGAAATGAGTTTTGACAAGGTCAAGCCGATTGATGCGCTGACCGACCTTTGCGAGCTGGCATATGATGCTGCATCGGGATTGAGATATGAGTTCGGAGTCGATGAGGCTGGCGATTTCTTCTTCCGTCCCAACTCAAGCTCGATCCTTGAGCGGAAATGGGTGGGCAAGCACATTGCGACATTCCTGCCGAAGAAAAATATGCGCAAGCTGGTCAATATGTGGTATCTCGAGGGCGGCAATCTAAGCGGTGGACTGAATTACATTACAACTGTTTCTGATGGTGGATCGATCGGAACTTGGGGTCTCCGTGCCGACAAAGCGACTATTCCTTCAGGATTGGATGCAACCGAAATAGCTCAGTGGGGTAATGATCTCCTTGCAACTTTGAAAGATCCGATAACTAAAGCCCAAATTACTGGTATCGATATCGAACGGACAAAAACACTCATTCGGCCTCGAGGCCTGATAAGGATAACCAGCGAGGATGGGAAATACAAACTCGACCTGCGAATGTTGCGGGTAACTTATCATGTCCGAGATAAAGGCATCACAGCAGATATCGAACTCGGTGAGAAAGTTGCTTCAGTTTACGATCCGCTAAAGATACTCGAAAAACGGGTTAAGAAAGAGCAAGAGCAATTGGCTTCCGATGTCAAGCAACTTGCAACAGGTATCCTCAATTTGCTCGACCCATGGGGCGGTCTGGAGTCTTGGTCTGTTGTGGCACCAGCTCCACCAGATGGTTGGACACTTGTTGGTGCGGGACCCCCTACTGTCGCAAGAGAAGCAGGAATTGTCAAGCACGGCAATTTCTCAGCTAAATTAACCAGAGTAGGGGCTGACTGCTATTTGCAACACCAAGTCCAGTGGTGGTCTTACTATCAGAGTAGGACTCTTACTCTGGGTTGTTGGGTCTATGCAACTGTAGCTGACCGGGCTAGGATAACTGTATGGGATGGCGTGGGTCCTTCCTCTTCTTCTGCTTACCATGTCGGCGACTCCACTTGGCACTATTTGATAGTGACTCATAAAATGGCTGCTGGTGCATCTGAGCTGACAGTGAGGCTCGAATGCAACACTGTAGATGCAGATGTGTATTTCGATGGGGCGATACTTGTAGAAGGAGGCAACTGTCCCACCTATGTGCCATCGGTGAGGCCGGTTTTTCTCTCAGCAGTAATGACGGATCCAAACTGGGATGGAGATCCTCGTGGAGACGAAGCTCCTACGGTTCTTAATCTATCGGCTTTTGGAAATGGGTGTCCGCCTGGGATAAAATCTGTTCTCTTGCACATCCAATGCAGAGATAGTGCGTCATTAGCGGGTGGGGGTTTATATTTTGGAATTTCACCAGATGGGGCAAACTATCCCCTTACTTGCAGACCGGATGGTATTCCCAATGATAGTCTCGTAGATAAATCAGCCTGGGTTCTTTGTGACGCTAATGGTGATGTTCAGTATGCCATAAATGCTTCTGCAGCTGGTTGTATGGATTGTTGGATAGAGGTTTACGCCTACATTTTAACAGAGTGAAAATGATTATAAAGATTCAAGGCAATCGTATTTGCGAGAACGATATTCACCACTGGATTCTAGTGAGTGATGCAACGAAAGGTTGGGTTGATATTCCTTTTGCGATTGACACGCCGAAGTTTGAGACTTTGCAGGAGCTGATTGATTATCTGAAAGAGAAAGAAGAATTGATAGCTCGATGCATTCAAATAAAGATAGATGATCCAAGCAGGATTTTACCTTCTCATCCACTTGAGATGTGTGTGGATAGACTGGATTTGATACCGGAGGCTTAGATGAAAGTTTTAAGAGGGCCGAATGTTGATAAGTTTCTTCAAAGAAAGGAGGATGAACAGCAAGCAAAAGAACAGATAGTGCTATCAGGATTGAAAGAAAAAAATTACCAGCAAGTGGAGGATTGGATTGATGAGATTACTACGCTTGCCTCGGCGAAACAGAAATTGAAGGTTATGGGGAAAGTCTTACTGGCAGTGATAAAATATCTTGATATATAAGGAGGTGATATAAATGAGCAAAATTCTGTCACTCATACTCATTGC